TTAGGTTGAGTATAAAAATTAATTTCTTTTAATTTAGAATTTTGTTTTATATTTTCTTTTCTTTGTTTTTCATTTAGTTCTTTTAATTGAGAAACATCATCATCATCTCCACCAAATAAACTACTAACTGCTCCTATAATTCCTCTTGCTGGTGCCGTTGCTGCATCCATAAGACCTGAAGCTGCACCTCCTATACTAGGTAACATATCAGTTAATTTACTTAAAGGCATAACTGCTTCTGGTTCACTACCTTCACCTATTAATGCTGCTGTAGGTTGTGTAACAATACCCCCTTCTTCTAATCCAACTAAACCACCTACTAATCCAGCTAAATCGGGAGTATTAATTGTACCAATATCTACTCCTGGAATGTAGTTTAAACCTTCAATAATTGAATTAATAACACCTAAAACTACAGCTACTACAGCTTGTATTGGGGCTAAAATCATCCCAATAGCTCCTCGTGCTATAGTTTTAAACCCTTCTTCAAAATCACCCTGGAATATTTGTATAATTCCTTTAAATATCCCAGCTAACCCTTTAACTC